AGCCGGTAGGCGTCGGCGTGTTCGATCTCCGTGCCGGCCGGCAACGGTCCGGCGGTGCCGGTCTGCGGTTTGGTGAGTCGCACTTTCATGGCTAAAACCACTCTCCGGAGTCCAGCAGTCGCAACCAGGCGTCGACCGACAACATCAGGTCGCCCATCATGGGTGGCGCCTCGTCGCCGCGGTGTTCGTACAAGTGGGCAATGACGAGGTACATCGCCTGCTTGGCCGCTTGCGGTACAGCACTCGCCGCGCCGTAGCCGGCCACGACGCGCACTGTCACGGCCGCGGGCTCGCGGATGGTTGACGGGTAGTACGCGCTCGCCGCGGGGGCGATGACGGCGGGCTCGCGCTTGGTGTCGACACGGTAGTCGGCGGTGGGCCAGGTTTGCGGGTCGCCGTTGGTGTCTTTGTAGGTGACGCTGGTGACCGACTGCGTGGGGAATTTCGGAAGCTTTAAGCGCTCCCGTCCGCACGGAAACCGGTCAAAGGTCACGTCCCACGTGGCGGTCACCAGTTGTCGGCCGGTGCGGTCTTCGACCAGTTGGCGGGCTGCCTTGACCAGGCCGTCGATCAGCGTGTCTTCGTCGGCGTGCTGTACGCGCAGGTGCGCCTTGGCCTCGGCCGTCGTCAAGGGCTCGGTGGCCGGCGCGGTGAACAGGCTGAGTCCATAGGGCTGCATGCGCTTACTGCGGCGACACGTAGATGCGGCGGTATGGCACGGTCGCGGCGTCGTCGGTCGTGCCGACGATGCGCGGGCCGCCCAGTTCGCAGACGACGCCGTCGACCACGATGTTTTGCGTCGTATTCGAGATCCGTACGCGGCCATAGCGCAGGCTCGGGCGCACGATCTCGATGATGTAGAGCTTGTTGTCGTCGGTGTCGGGGACGTTGGCGACGGTCACGGACGCCGCGGCGGCGTCTGAGCCATCGGCCAGGCTGCCGTGGCGGAAGCTGATCGTCGTCACCGCGCCGGCGGTGAGCGTGCCAAAGGCCAGCAAAAACCGCACGCTGTGGTAGCCCGACATATCGACCACCGACGAGTCGCGGTCGGCGATGCCGGCCGCTTGCGCGTTCATCACGCGGACGGTTTTGAGGCTAGTGGTGATGGTGTGCATCGGGCGCTCGGTCGGGCGTGGCGCGGCGGCGTGACTTGCCGCGTTTGGCGGCGGGCTTTTTGGGCTTCGGCGTCTCGAGTTCCTCGGCGCTGGTCTCGGCTTCGGGGTCGTCGGTCTCAACGACGGTTTCCGGGGCCGGCGGCGCTGGGTCCAAGGTCGCCTTGGTCACCGGCGCGGCAATGCTGGGCGGCGCGTCGACCGGTTCGGCCTGCCCGCTTTCAATGAGGCGCATTGCCTCGGCCACGTCCGGCAGCTCGTACACGCACCGCGCGCGGCGGCTGATGTGCGGGCCGGCCTGGCTGACGAGCATTCGGATACGCATGACGTGTTCTCAGTGAGTGGGCCGTGGCGCGGCGCCGCTGGGTGTGCGAGCCAGGCGGCGCCGGCCAGGCGGCGCGAAGGTTTTTCGACGGCGCGTAAACCTCGGTGAGGTTTACGCGCCAGTGGCTTACGCCTGGGCCAGGTACTTGACCGGGTTGGTGCCGGCATCCAGCAAGTCGCCGTCGGAGCGCTTGAACATCACAAAGCCGGTTTGATCGGCGTCGCGGAAGCGTTCCTCCAAGCGGTACATGCGGGTCTCGCGGACGTCGCGGATGATGTACTTCATGAAGTCGCCGTAGAGCACGGTCTTGTTGGTCGTGGCGATACTCGCCATGGCCTGGTTGATCGTGTACGGGTCGCCGTCGATCGTGTCGGGCTCGCCGCCGGCGACGGCCGCTTGCCACAGTCGGCGGCCTTCCGAGTCGACCAGTTTCTTGATGGCTTTGAGCGTCGAGTCGTTGAACATCCAACCGCCGTTGGTGCGGTAGGCCGGGTCGACCGAGTGCTTTAAGTCCAGGAGCTCGTCGAGCGTGATGGCGGTGGCGCTCGCCGCCGTCTTGCCGAGCGTGGCCGCGGTCACAATGCCGCGATGCTGCCCGGTGCCGGTGCCGGTCGTGGTGAGCGAGCCTTCGATGCGGCCCAACCGCGTGCCGAGCAAGCTGCCCAGCTCGCCGGCGAAGTCGAGCGCGCTGTCTTCCAGGAGCTCGGTCGATACCTTGACCAACTTGCTCGTCGTCTTGTACGCCTGCAAGATCAGTTGACCAAAGGTGACATCCTGCTCGGTGGCCGCGGTATTCTCCGCCAGGATGGCGCCGGTGTTGCCGGTGTCGTTAGCGGTCGGCATCGGCAGGTCCGCCCCGCTCTCGGTGCGGATGACTTTGCACACCTGGCGCAGGTTGGCGTACATCAGGAGCGCCACTTCCAGCGAGCGGACAAATTCCTCCGGCACGGTGTAGTTGCCGGCCGCGTCGGTGGCCACGCCTTGGGCCCGGCGCTCGAGGTCGAGCAAGCTGCGCACGCTGCGATGGGTCCGCTTGGGCAGCTCGATGCGGAGCGAGCGGCAAAAGGGGTTCAGCCCCACCAGGTCGCACGCTTCCTCATGCCGCTCGGTCAAATCCATGCCGTCTTGGGCGCGGCACCAGGCCTGCAGGGCCAAGGCGCGGTGCTCTTCGGTGGCCGTGCCGTGATGGTCTTCCGGGCGCAGGATCTGGCGGCCGTACTTATTGCGGTGGATGGGCCGGTTCTGGTCGTCCAGCTCGGCGCCTGATTCCTTCAATGCCTCGGCCCGCGCGGCCAGGGTCTCGCGGCGCTTGCGCAGTTCTTCGGCCTTTTCGAGCTTCTTTTGCTCGGCCTCAAAGCGGGTTTCCAGCTCCTGGTACTTGGTTTCCTCTTCGGCGGTCAGCTCCCGCTTTTCGTCGGACGCCTTCTTGAGCAACTCGCTTTGCGCGTCGTGGATTCGCTTCCGTTCCTCTTTGATCTCCTTGATGGTGAGCAATTCACTCATGGGGGCTGCCTCGCGAGAGTGCGTGCCGGCGGTGAGGCGCAAGAGAGAGATACGCGCGCGCCGACACACGTAGAGAGTGTGTTAGGGTGCTTGAGTCCGTGCGGCCTTCGCCGTTCGGCGCGCGCGTCGCTTGCCGGTGGAGCGGGGACGAGCCTCGCGCGGCCGCAACGGCCGGCGTCTCGTCAGAGGGCCAAGTCAGTTTGCAATGTAGCGCGGGCGTCGCGCTTTTGCATCTGAGCGCGCCCACGCGCGCATAAAAAAAGCGGTGTGTTACGCCTCCGCCTGGCGAGGCGGCATACCATACCGCTCGCGGATTGCGTCCTCGCACGCATCCCGGGCTGCGCGCACGTGTGCCAGGCACCGCAGCAACGTTTCCGGGGCCGTCACGCCGCGGCCGATGGCGTCGGCGCGGGCGCAATCCACTTTTTCGAGCGCGTCGAGGATTTGGGTGCCGCCCGCGCACTCAGCGCGTATGGCTGCGTTTATCGCCTGGCGCGATTTGCTGGCGGCGTACTTTTCGCGCAGGTCTTTGAGCGGCATGGTGTGTTCAAGGCGGTGCACTATTCGTTTCAATCCACGCCGCCATCACAATCTGCGCGGCGACACTCCTGGCGCGAGGCGTCTTGCTCGGCGGCCCAATCCTGCGGCACGCTCACCAGCGCACCGCCGGCAACGAGTACGTACAGTCCCGTACGTCGATTACGCACCAGCGAGCCTCGCGTGCCACGTAGCGGGTGCGCAATCCAGTCCACGATCCACTCAAAGGCCTCGGGCAACGGCCCGGCGATCTGGCGGTATACGTTGGTGGTCACGGTGGGGCCTCCTGCTATTACATGTCGATGTGGTCCAGGCCAAAGTCGCCCTCGGCGGCCTCGGCGCCCAAGCGCTCCAGCTGCTCGCGGGCCGAGCCTTGCACCTGGGCGGCGTCGCCCACCAGGCGACGGCCCACCTCGACGAAAAACGCGGGGTTGGCGGTGAATTCGCGGGTCCGCTCGTCGATCGAAAACGTCCAGGTTTGGCTAACCGGGTCGTACTTGCCGCCCATTCCCTTAACCTGCTTGACGGCCTTGGAAAAGTTGCGGCCGTTCACGATGCGGATGGTGATCTCGGTCATTTCAATCCCCCTCGGTCGCGAGGACCGGGTTTAATTTCAGGGCGGGTCTCATTTGCTCGCCACTGTTATCAGTCTACCATAATAGTTGCGAACCGCAAGACTTTTAGGCGCGCTTTGGCGATTTTTTTCGAGATTTTTTTTCTGCGGACGGGCGCCCCAGTTTTGTTTCCGGTCGCGGCGCGGCGAGTGGGCGGTTAGTCGGCGTCGTCCACTTCGTCCCACGCCTCACGTGGATCGATTTCGCGACCGCCTTCGGCGTCTTCAATCGCTCGCTCGATGGCCGGCCGGAACTTTCGGCCCATCGGGTCATCGCCGCTGGCCGAAATCATCGCACGACACTCAGCAGTCACGGCCTCACGGAGCGATCCATGCTGCCGACCGTTGCATGGGCTGACCCACACCGGACCTTGCGCGACGACGTAAAGCGAGTCCGACAGGAATGTGAAATGCTGCGCCAGTTCGTGATTCGCCATCTTAGTCCTCCCGGGCTTGCGGCCCAGCTTGTGTTGGGGTGGGTCTCATTCGCCCGCCGCACATATCAGTCTACCATAATAGTTGCAGTCCGCAAGACTTTTAGGCGCGCTTTGGCGATTTTTTCCCAACTTTTTTTCGCAGCGGTCGCCCCAGCTTTGTGGCCGGGCGCGGCGCGTCGGCCGGGATTCTATAGCTCGGGCTGGGCGGGACCGCCTCAAGCAGTCCGTCGTTGATCCATGCGCGCACACACGCGCCGCTCACGCCGTGCTTGGCGGCGTACTCGTCGGGGGTCAGGTATTGGCGTGCCATGTGGAAAAGTGTAGCACGCCGCAAGAGAAAACGCTAGACGCCGAGTTGTCGAGCGCGCAATTGGAGCATCCGCCGGCGGACGTTCACCGTCCGCGGCGTCTCGTCAAGTGTGATGCCATGCTTACGCGCCTCGGCGACCAGGCGGCTCCGCAGCTCGCTCGTGGTCGACGGGTACGCCGGGAAAACCACCGGGCCCACTTCCCAGAGTTCCACGTCGCGCAGCTCGCGGATCACCAGGCCCTCGATTTCCCGCCAGGTGACATCGCGGGGCATGAACATAAACGAGCTGCCCGTGACGTCGCGGCGGCGGACCGCTTCCACGACGCCGCGGCCGGCCTCGGTGTCGGGGGGCGTGATTTC